AAATAAAGCTTTTACTTCATTTTGCGTCATTTTGAAAGTTCCTCGACTGCTATTTCTGATAAGGTGCATTTCTCCTGCAATACGGAATAAATGCGTTCATCTATCGTTTTATCGGTCAGCATGACATAACACCACACTTCCCGCTTTTGACCACTCCTATGAATACGTCCTATTGCCTGTTCGAAATACTCCAATGACCACGGCAATGATAAGAACACTATCTTATTGCCATGATGCTGGAGATTTAGGCCATGCCCTGCGCTTTTAGGGTGCGCCAACAACAACTCAATCTGCCCCGTATTCCAACGCTCAACAGCGTTATGGTCATCTAATGTCTGCGCGTGGGGGTATCTGCGCTTCAGTTCTGCTAACTCCTCCTTGTAGGTGTAAAAAATCATTGTACAGTCTCGCTGATTTTCTGCAAGTAATTCTTCTAGCCTATCGAATTTATGACTGGAAAACCAAATCGATTCAGTAGATGAATCATACTTCCCAGGAGTCTTAGCAGGCGTAGTAGTCGTATGGTACACAAAGCCTGAACTCATTTGTTGCAGTTTGGTTGTTACGACTGCCGAATTAACCGCAACGGCTGTCACGCTAGGAAATTTCACTACAAAATCCTTCTTCATGGTGTTGTAGAGTTCCAAGTCCATCTGACACTTCACTTCAACAATGTGCAAAGGTGGCATTAAGTCAGTATAATCCCCTGCGTCTAATAGATATGTCGCTGGGCGTATCGCTTTCATAATTTTAGGTAAGGAATCAGAACGTGCCGCCCATTCTCCATAATCACGGTTCATCAGTACGAAATACTTTTCTAAGAACGCGCCTTTGCTTCTGCCTAGCAATGTTTGGTCTACTACTTTACATTGCCCAAACACATCTTCTAAACCATTGCTAGTAAACGATCCGGTCAAACCCCAACGTATCTTGAACAGATCAATTACTTTGAACAACGCTTTAAAGCGTGAGCCTGACGGGTTCTTTAAACGTGTCAGTTCATCGAAAACAATACCATCGAATTTCAGCAGCTCTGGATGTTCACGGCAAAGCCATAGCAGATTGTCGTAATTCGTTACGATGACATTAGCGCTGCACTTAAAAGCGTCCATTCTATTCTTAGCTGTACCAACCGCCACTTCAATGAATAGATTAGGCGACCATTTAAGCCCTTCCTGCCTCCAAACATCTGTACACACACGCTTGGGTGCAAGCACGAGGAAACGCTTAACATGCCCGTCCTGTATCATCGCCTGCATAGCTGTTAAAGTGATGGCCGTCTTGCCAGCACCAACTGGCGCAAGGATCATCGCTCGATCACGGCTATACAGAAAGTCAGCAGCCTCATCCTGATACGGTCTTAAAACCATTGCCTTGTCCAGTTCAAGTAAGCTTTACATGGGGTGCTTCCAAAACCTTTAATCTCATAAGGCCCAAGGCGCATCCACATATTACCTACACGTTTAATTCTAGGTTTAATGCTCATATTCATGCGCGTTACGCCAATCTATAAATAAGGTACACTCAATTTCTTTAAGTTCTTTCTTGAAATCACCATGCCAAAAAAAATCTTTGGTGTCTATCTCAATACTTAGATAACGAGCGCAGTCTTGTTTTTTATCGCAGTTGCTACCAAGGCAACGGGCGTTTTCATTAGGTAGTGGATATTTCATTCCCCACCTCCAAAGCCGTGTGCTTCACGTTGTTTGATGGCTATGGCTTCTAATCTTTTTTGTTCGTTGCTTAAAGGCTCACCTCCAATGCCGTGCATCTTCTCTGCAAACTTAACACCAGCCCAATAACTTTCAGCATCCAAGTCAGCATTATTAATTCTAAAGCCGTATGATATTTCTTCACGAGTTAAAGGCTTTTGCTCAGGTTGGTTTAAGAATGTTTCTGTTTCTTCTTTCACAGTATGATATTCTGCAACATCTAAGTGTCGTGATACCCATCTCTGCAACAACTCTCTTTCTCTACTCATCACTCACCTCGATATAATCTCCCACTCTGGGAGGCGTTTCACCTACCGCTTTAAGGTAATAGTCTTGCATTGCCATGCCTTCCCAACCATCATGCCAGCCGACAGGTACAGGTTTAGTTTCCTGCTTAACCGTAGACAAGGTACTCATGGCCGCGCCTGTTTTTCTTGCTATGTCAGCAAGGCTATAACCTTTGCTGTAAAGCACTTGAAGAATCAAAGAGTAATCAATATCCCTGACCATTTTTAGACCTCCCATCCATCATTCTGCGTCTAGCTTCATTGCAGTACAGTTCCATGTCCTTACTGCGGTGCATGAACTGGACGATCTGCGCAGACATTCCAGTCAACTTAATAACCGGACGTTTGTACATGAACGCGCAGACTTCTCTTATGTATGGAAGCCAGCCCATGATCTCAGCGCGGTTGTAAAGGACTGTGCCGTCCATGTGAGTGCCAGTATGCTTAGGCATACAATAGCGCGCGTCTTTGACTATCTTGTCGAGCGTTAGCGCCTTAATGCCGATCAGCGTTAGTATTTCTTTTTTGGTAATGTTAGCTTGAGCAATAGGTCTGATACCGTCTACACTTAAGCGAGTGTTGAGGCGTTTCAAGCGTACACGTTCATTGATAGCGATTCGGTTCTTGTCGTAGTAGGCAAAGCTTCTTTGCCGTTGTAGTTCGTCACGTTGCGTCTTTGTGTGCATAGTCTAGCTCCAAGATTAGTTCACAGTAGTGTATGATTTTTTTAATGTCCTCTGCGCCATTCTTACTTCGATGACGCGTGATGTACTTTACGATGTTGCCTTCCATGTACGGTAATTTGTTGGCATGGATGTAAACAACGGGTTGAATGGGTAACAAATAATGATCCCCTCCAACCATCCTAGTCGTCATACCATAACCTCTTTAAAAGCTTTAGTTCTAGCGGAAGCTGTGGTTAAGCCGTTGATGCGTTTGTAGCGGCTGACTAAGTATTCAAATTCATCTTCCTGCTTTTCAGTTGGCCGTTTAAGCCCACCTTTTACTACTTGTTCGTACAGCCAATCTATATCTTGATCTACCATATCATTTCTCCTATGTATCTATAACCTAAATGTTCTGCTGACCAATCATCAACCTGCTCGATTGTCCAAAGACAGGCGTAGTTTTGATTAAGCCGGAGCATTTCTTGTGCAAACAATTTTTGTAATTCCGATAAGCGTCCACCTTTTGTTTTTAATTCGACAAACCAACATGTGCCATCTGCCAGACAAGCAATCCTATCCGCTACGCCTCGCTGGGTAGGTGAAGTAAACTTGAAGGTCTTACCTCCGTTCACTTCAACTACCCATTTGAAATGCTTTTCAATGTCACGTTCTAGCATTTAATCTCTCAGCGTCACAAAAGAAGTGACATTAGTTGGCAGTTCCAATACCTGGTAAATACGTTCATCACCTTTTACGCCTTTGTCGATGATAAACATACCGCTGCCAGTTTTATGAATTACTCGTCCTTCTTTTGTAAAGGTTGCACCGATAAAGCCACCTAATGTAAAAGCAGATAAGATTAATATGATTGCTGTTTTATTGTTCATTTCATTTACTCTCGTTTCGTTTAGTGAGGTGACAGCTTACCACTGTAAAAAAGATTTGTACAATATATTTTTTTGTGAAATAATGTACCCACTTTAAACGAAACGAGAATAAATTAATGGCACACTCAAAGATTGTTGGCGGATCAACTGCCAAACGTGTTATCAACTGCCCAGGTAGTGTTGCGCTATGTAACGCTGCACCTGAAAAGCCTTCCAGCTCTTACGCTGAAGAAGGTACGCTTCTCCATAACACCATCGCTGAATGGCTTGCGGATGGAAAAAAGCCTATTGCTAATGATATACTGACGCAAGACTTAATTGACGACAAATATTCTGTCGCACTGGAGTTGCTTAATGAAGTTGATCCCGAATTTGGTATGGACTACGCGGTGGAAGTTGAAGTCGGTTTCGGTGATTTCATACCTGACGTGTTTGGTAGCTGTGATTTGCTTGGTCGTTTGGATAACCGCGCTATTGTATTGGATTGGAAGTTTGGAAATGGCGTCATCGTAGAGGCGATAGAAAACGAACAGCTAATGTTCTACGCGGCAGCGGCAATGCGTACTGAGAAGGCTCAGTGGGCGTTCAAGGGTGTACAAGAAGTCGAGCTTATCATTATCCAGCCTCCAATGATTAAGCGTTGGGTCACTACAATAGAACGCATCAAAGCGTTTGAACAGCAACTGTTAAGTGCTGTTAATGCCGCGGCTAAGATAGATGCCCCGCTCCGTGAGGGTAGCCATTGTAAATGGTGTGCAGCAAAGCCTACCTGCCCGTTAATGACAGGCGCAGTTGATCGCGCGTTGAAGGTGAAGATAGATGCGATAGATGCGCCTACAATAAATGCGTACCTTCAGAACGCTGAGATTCTGGAAGAATGGATAAAAGACTTACGCGCTCTAGCGTTCACTATGCTAGAATCAGGGCGTGATTTACCGAATTACAAGCTTGTTGCGAAACGTGCAACACGCAAATGGTCAGATGAAGTTGAGGCTAAGAAAGCTTTACTTGCAACTGGCTTAACAGAATCTGATGTGATGGAATCATCGTTTATCTCTCCTGCACAGGCTGAAAAGAAGCTCAAGAAGCTTAAACTGCCCCTGCCAGAAGGATCAACGGTATCCATTTCGTCAGGTAGCACTATGGCACATGTGGACGATCCTCGTCCGGCAGTGTTACTTATCGGGCAACAATTAACGGCTGCCCTCACTAAACTTCAATAAGGTATATTAAAATGTCAAATTTAGTTGCGTTCTCTGGTTCTAACCTTCCTTCTGTTACTTCGCTATCTACTGCACTTCGTTCTTTGGAAACAGAAGTTGGTGGCTCTGCTGGCTCTGCGATTCTTAAAATGGATCGTACTGGTCATTGGGTGTTTGGGGCAGGCGAATCTGAAGTGGAATCAGACTCTACATGGGCGGTTAATCCGTTTAGCTTTGTTCACGGCTTTATTTGCTGGGGTGAAGGTGAAGCCTC